ACCAAGGGGAAAAAATAGATATAGGTTTTTTACAAAAAATAAAAGAAAGTTGATTAGGCCCGAAGGTGTCTACTTTCGTGGCCGACTGCGGTCTCAACACTTCTTACTAAGCCAATCAATACTAACTGCCAAAATGTCGTCTGTGCTGAGTATGTTTGAGCGCTTCACAATGGAGCAGGAACTCCAAGACCGTGGAGCGGAGGGCACTCTCCCACCAGAAACTATCAAATCCACCATTAAGGTGTTCATACTTAATTCAGATGACCCCCGCTTAAGATGGAAAATGATGAACTTCTGCTTGCGCTTGATCATGAGCGATGCTGCAAAGATATCTAGAAAGGTAGGAGCCATGATAACCTTATTCTCCTTGCCGGCATCTGGGATGCAGAATCATGTGCGATTAGCTGACCGATCTCCAGATGCTCAGATTGAGCGGATAGAGATTGAAGGGTTTGCACCGGATTCATTTAAGCTTATACTGAATGAGCGATCATCAATGACTCAGGAGGAGATTAATTCGCTCGATTTCATGGCACGTGAGCTGCCAAAAGGCTTCCAGGGTAAGACTGTGTATTTGAATGTCGATGCAGAAGGGTTAGTATGTGATGAGGTTGAGCAGTTTTTAGACAGAGCCTATACTGTTCTCCTCCAAGTGTGGATCCTAGCATGTAAATGCATGACTGCGTATGACCAGCCAGCTGCATCAATCAAGAAGAGAACTGACAAATACAAACAACAGGGGCGCTTTTTGGCTACTTATACCCTGCAGGCTCAGGCACAAGCCACTCTTCAGAATGTGATACGGCAAAGCTTAATAGTCAGACAATTTATGGCCTATGAACTTCAAATTTCTCGCCACCAAGGAACAATCACCAATCGATATTATGCCCTAGTAGGTGACATAGGTAAATATATAGAGAATGCTGGGATGTCTGCCTTCTTTTTAACTATAAAATACGCACTAGGGACACGGTGGCAACCACTCGCATTGGCAGCATTCTCTGGGGAGCTCACCAAGATTAAATCATTAATGATGCTGTACAGGGACCTGGGAGAGAACGCCAGATATCTCGCATTACTGGAAGCTCCTCAGATGATGGAGTTTGCCCCTGCCAACTACCCGCTCCTATATAGCTATGCAATGGGGATTGGGACTGTTCTTGATGCTCAAATGAGGAACTACAAATATGGCAGGGACTTCTTGAATCCTGTGTTTTTCCAGTTTGGGGTTGAGACAGCAAGAAAGCAGCAGAGCGCAGTTGATGTTAAGATGGCTGCTGAACTAGGCGTAACAACCACTGACAAGGAGGAAATGGCACAGACTCTGACGAGACTCGGGGCAGCACGCCGAACTGATGCATCAGCTTATGCCGCCACACCTTTCTCAGGCCCAGCACAGCAAGCACAGGCAATGCCAGCACCTCAGGCAATCGACTCAAGGGACAGCACCGCCCAGCCTGCCGCTCCTGATCCCGTGCCGGATGACTCCTTTAGCAGCAAGTATCAGTCATATCTGATCATGCAGGAAAAAATGAAGGATCCAGCTCTTATTGATGGAATCAGAGCTAACCTGCTCAGTGATCCGAACTGCCCTGAGGACATATCAGCCTCGGACCTGCAGGGAGCTGTTGAGAGGTACGTGCATGAAGTCATAGAACGAGTCAGGCAGCAAGGGGACTACACTGGAATCTGGCCATCTGCCGGAGCAACCGCAGCTGAGGACGCCATAGGCGACTTCCAATCATAAAATCTGCTACAGTATAAACTCATCTCACACTGGTATCACCTTCGGAATTAAGAAAAAACAAAGATAGGCCCGAATGGCCATAGCGATTCGCTATACCGTTCGGCCTTAATTGGTTCTAGTGGAGGTGTGTGCTACTTATCTGAATTGCAAACCAATCTCTCGTCTAGATATCACTCACGGGCCATGGACCTCACCTTCTCTCCCTCTGAGATCGATGACCTATTCGGTACAGGGCTGGACACCATCCAGTTCATTACAGATCAAAAGTCAAAGCAGAATGATGCTCATGGCTCTGCAAAGGACAGCCCCCCGCAAACTCAGAATGGACCCGACTCCGGCCCAAGCGATCCAACACAGGTGCAAGGTGCAAAACCAAAGAGCCACGGAATTTACCCACCTATTCCTACTGCACCTCCTGTGCCCACTGCAAGGCACCCTGGCTCGAGAGTTGACGATCCAGTTCTCTATGACTACCCTAGACGTGGGAAAGTGACCACCCACGAGCCCAAAGAGTCCAGCCAGGCCGATGGTTATGAATATGACTCTTACTTAGCACAAAATGCAAAAACCAACATTCTCAAAAGGTGGACAGATGTAAGCGGGGATGTTGAGCCGATCCCGATGAACCCCGAAGTGTTTAAGAGGGGGGCAGACCTCACCAAGCCCACAAATCCCAATCCAGGTCATCGCCGAGAATGGAGCATTGGGTGGGTTGGGTCAACAGTCAAGGTCTTGGAGTGGTGCAACCCCACCTGCTCTCCAATTACAGCAACATCCCGATACTATGAATGTGTCTGTGGAATCTGCCCTAAGATCTGCCCCCGATGTGTCGGAGATTATGGACATGTTGAGACGGCTGGACGCAAGGATTGGCTCAGTAGAGGCGAAGATGGATCGGATTCTAGCAGTAGGGGCGACTGTGAATCAGATCAAGAATGAAGTCAGTTCATTAAAATCGATCACTGCCACAATAGAAGGGATGATTACAACTGTAAGGATCATGGACCCTGGCACCCCGAGCCATATGAGTGCAACTGAAGTAAGAAGACAGTTGAGTGACGTCCCACTAGTTATCAGTGGACCCGGTCCAGTCCCCCAACTTGACCCCAGAAGAGACTTAATTGCCTTAGATGAGCTTGCTAGGCCTAAGGTTGTGCAGAGCCCCCCGGTTGCTTCTCCCGCACCCTCCATGGCCTCCCAGCTAAGTGATGGCACCCGCATCATGATCCTTCAGATGATAAAAGAATGCGTCTCTGATCCGCTTGAACAATCCAGATTTGAAACTAAATTGAGCAGCTGCACAACCGAGGACCAAGGGAAAGCAATAAAGATGGAAATCTTACGGAGAGCAACCTAAAAACTAGCTGACACACTGCTCAACATCAACCACCCCTGCAACCCACCCACATGCGCAACCGCAGCCCAGAGCACACACCCAACACCGACTCAATCAATTAAGAAAAAACATAGGCCCGACTGGCTGCAAACCCAGTCGGAACCCCGGCCATGGCCCGACACGCCAAGATTCCACTGGGATTACCCGATGAACCGGAACCGAGGACTCTCAGAGCATTCCCTCTAGTTATGACTGAGGGCCCTGGGGGTAAGGGCAGATTGATGAAGCAATTAAGAATTAGTAAGATCCAATCTTCCAACATTGGTGACCACATCATAACATTCATAAATACCTACGGCTTCGTACGGCGAAATTGGACGTACACGCAATTTGTATCAGAGCGGCACACTGCATCAGTCCAGCCTGTAGTCACGTCTTGCATGCTTCCTTTTGGCTGTGGACCAGACATCCAGCACCCCGAGGCCCTTATCGAGCATCTGGAACACTGCACTATTAAAGTGCGGAAAAGTGCATCATTGAAGGAAGAGATTTATTTTGAGGTGCAAGTGCTACCAAAAATTTTTGAGCCGTATCAGATAGCAAAACAGAACTATATGTGTGTCTCATCCGAGAAATATGTGAAAGCACCTGGAAAGATAGTTGCAGGGGTGGACTATCTCTACTTCCCGACCTTCATCTCTCTTACTTACTGTGCAGAGGAGATGAAATTCAGGGTGGCTAAGCCTATAGCACAGGCTCGGACATCATTCATGAGGAGTATCCATCTGGAAGTAATCTTGTCTTTTGCATGTCAAGAGGACTCCCCCATAGCAAAGAGTCTAGCTAAGGACAAAGAAACTGGACGGTTCATTGCTTCAGTGTGGATCCACCTGTGCAACATCAGCAAAAATCGTCCAATTACCAAGGAATATGATGATAAGTACTTTGCCCAAAAGATACTTGCAATGAAATTGACAGTGGGATTAGTGGATATGTGGGGTCCCACAGTGATTGTGCATGCTGAAGGAAAGATCCCCAAATCAGCACTATTATTTTTTAATAAGAAGGGGAAGGCATGCCACCCGCTAGCGGAGGTAGCACCCACTGTTGCAAAGCATGCATGGTCCGTTGGTTGCACTATCATCGAAGCCAATGCTATCATGCAAGAGTCAGATTTGAAAGGGCTTGGTCAGATGGATGACATTGTCTTCAGAAAGGTATCCCTTAATCCCGAAGCCCTCAGCCTCAAGTCGTCTCGGTGGAACCCGTTCACTAAACAGCAGTAATAATCAGACATGATCATATGCCTTGCAACAGCTGTCTGCTATTCTAAAAGTTTCAGTAACCACCGATCCAATTAACTGGCACCCATTTAATCCATCTATTTGCCTTTCTTGACTCCCAGCTGCACACTCCTCCGGGCAACTCTGCCATCTTCTGGCTTCTATAGACTCACGATCTGCAATCCGGCCCCCGCCTTCCTGCATCTGGCATTCCAAAGTGAGGCTCGATCTCAGCATTTAGAAAAAACCATATAGGCCCGACTGGCACCACCCACCCCCCCGACCCAACCGCCAGCCGGGAACACAACCCCACACCCCACAGCAAGCCCACACCCGCCCACCAGCGGAGACCCAGCGGAGAATGAGGAGCTCTCTCTTTTTAGTTCTGACCCTTCTGGTCCCTTTCGCTCACAGCATCGACTCTATAACTTTAGAGCAGTACGGAACTGTGATAACATCTGTACGGTCATTAGCTTACTTTCTTGAAACAAACCCAACTTATATCTCAGTACGTTTAATGCCTGCTATACAGACTGATTCTTCACACTGCAGCTATCACAGCATTGAGAATTATAATTTAACCCTAACAAAGCTCTTATTACCCCTACAGGAGAATCTCCATCAAATAACGGATAGTCTTAGTTCAAGACGGCGTAAAAAGAGGTTTGCCGGAGTGGCTGTAGGCCTGGCTGCCTTAGGAGTTGCGACGGCTGCACAGGTAACAGCAGCAATTGCTGTGGTAAAGGCAAAAGAGAATTCCGCTAAGATTGCTCAGCTTACAAGTGCAATATCAGAGACAAACAGGGCAGTACAAGATTTGATTGAAGGAAGTAAACAGCTGGCAGTAGCTGTCCAAGCAATCCAAGACCAAATCAATAACGTAATCCAGCCTCAATTAACTAATCTCAGTTGTCAGGTAGCAGATGCTCAGGTCGGAACAATCCTGAATATGTACCTCACTGAATTGACCACAGTATTCCATCCTCAAATCACAAACTCAGCTTTAACACCGATTACTATTCAAGCTCTTCGGTCTCTGCTTGGCAGCACACTTCCTCAGGTTGTGACCTCAACTATAAAAACAGATGTACCCTTACAAGATCTGCTCACTTCTGGGCTGTTAAAGGGACAGATAGTATACCTAGATCTCCAATCGATGATTATGGTTGTTAGTGTAAGTGTGCCAACTATTGCACTCCATAGCATGGCAAAGGTTTACACCCTTAAGGCTATTTCTGCACATGTAAACAATGCAGAAGTTCAAATGCAGGTCCCATCCCGAGTTATGGAGCTAGGATCAGAAATCATGGGGTACGATATAGATCAGTGTGAAGAGACTTCACGTTACCTTTTTTGTCCCTATAATGGAGGATCGATCTTATCAGCAACTATGAAAATGTGCCTGAACGGGAATATCTCGCAATGTGTATTCACTCCTATTTATGGAAGCTTTCTGCAGAGATTTGTTCTTGTAGATGGTGTGATAGTTGCAAACTGTCGCGATATGACTTGTGCATGCAAGAGCCCCTCTAAGATCATCACTCAACCCGACTCCCTACCAGTGACCATAATTGATTCAACTTCATGCTCAAATCTTGTGCTAGATACGCTTGAATTACCTATTATTTCTATAAACAATGCAACTTATAGACCTGTTCAGTATGTTGGGCCTAATCAAATAATCTTCAGTCAACCTCTAGATTTGTTGTCCCAGCTAGGTAAGATTAACTCATCACTCTCTGACGCAATTGAGCACCTAGCTAAAAGTGATGAAATACTTGAGCAGATCCAGTGGGACTCACCTCAAGGTTACACTCTGATTGCCTTAACATCTGTACTTGCATTTGTTGTCGTAGCCATTGTAGGGTTGCTGATTTCTACAAGGTATCTTATCTTTGAGATTAGAAGAATCAACACTACTCTAACACAGCAGTTGTCATCTTATGTTTTATCCAATAAAATCATTCAATATTAGGTTGGGTGTCTTCTCAAACGAATCAGCCTGCATGTCTAACACTACTGTTATACCGATCTACCTCTACCTGGTGTTGGGTCTATAAACACTGTACTACCTTCTGTAATGTAGGGAATGCATTACTCAAAACTGGAATCTCCCCAGTAGTTTAATAAAAAACCGGTTGAACATGACAGTATATTATTTAGCTTATGGCTAATACTCCATACAGCTAAGTAGGCCCGACTCAGGTGCTACCCAACCCCCAGCCAGCCATGGCATCCCTCCAATCTGAGCCGGGTTCACAAAAGCCACACTACCAATCGGATGATCAACTAGTTAAAAGAACATGGAGATCTTTCTTTAGGTTCTCTGTCCTTGTAGTAACTATCACTAGCCTGGCCTTGAGCATAATCACTTTAATAGGTGTGAATCGCATTTCGACAGCTAAGCAGATTTCAAATGCATTTGCAGCTATTCAAGCCAATATATTGAGCTCTATCCCGGATATCCGCCCCATAAACAGCTTGCTTAATCAACTAGTCTATACATCATCTGTCACACTTCCTTTGCGCATATCCTCACTAGAGTCAAACGTCCTAGCAGCCATCCAGGAGGCATGTACGTACCGTGATTCTCAATCTTCCTGCTCAGCAACAATGAGTGTTATGAATGACCAGAGGTACATCGAAGGTATACAAGTCTATAGTGGGTCATTTCTCGATCTTCAGAAACACACGTTGAGCCCTCCTATTGCATTTCCCAGTTTTATTCCAACCTCCACTACAACTGTGGGATGTACACGGATTCCGTCATTCTCTCTCACAAAAACCCACTGGTGCTATACCCATAATTATATAAAGACGGGCTGTCGTGATGCAACTCAATCAAATCAGTATATAGCACTTGGAACAATCTATACTGACCCTGATGGTACCCCTGGGTTCAGTACGTCAAGATCCCAATATCTGAATGATGGTGTCAACAGAAAGAGCTGCTCTATATCGGCAGTTCCGATGGGTTGTGCATTATACTGTTTTATATCAGTAAAGGAGGAGGTGGATTATTACAAGGGCACCGTGCCCCCTGCACAAACCCTGATCCTGTTCTTCTTTAATGGCACTGTTCATGAACACCGGATTGTTCCTTCAAGCATGAATTCAGAATGGGTTATGCTGTCTCCAGGAGTAGGCAGTGGAGTATTTTATAACAACTACATAATATTCCCACTATATGGTGGGATGACCAAAGATAAAGCAGAAAAGAGAGGTGAACTCACACGATTCTTTACGCCTAAGAACTCGAGGTCCTTGTGCAAGATGAATGACAGTGTCTTTTCCAATGCTGCTCAAAGTGCTTACTATCCACCCTATTTCAGTAGTAGATGGATTAGATCAGGGCTGCTCGCTTGCAATTGGAATCAGATAATTACAACAAATTGCGAGATCCTTACTTTTTCAAATCAGGTCATGATGATGGGAGCCGAGGGGCGATTGATTCTAATAAATGATGACTTGTTTTATTATCAAAGAAGCACATCATGGTGGCCGAGGCCACTGGTATATAAATTAGATATCGAATTAAATTATCCTGATAGTCACATTCAAAGGGTAGACCAAGTAGAAGTGACTTTCCCGACTAGACCGGGGTGGGGAGGCTGTGTCGGGAACAACTTTTGCCCTATGATCTGCGTGTCAGGAGTTTACCAGGATGTCTGGCCTGTCACAAACCCAGTCAATACAACAGACAGCAGGACATTGTGGGTAGGTGGCACACTGTTGAGCAACACCACAAGAGAGAATCCGGCAAGCGTAGTGACCTCAGGAGGATCCATCAGTCAAACAGTATCATGGTTCAACCAGACTGTCCCAGGTGCTTACTCGACCACCACTTGTTTTAATGATCAAGTTCAGGGTAGAATATTCTGCCTAATAATATTCGAAGTGGGCGGTGGATTACTAGGCGAATATCAGATTGTCCCATTCCTCAAAGAATTAAAGTATCAAGGGGCGGTGCACGCATGAATCAAGAATGACCCCATTGAAATACAGTATGGAAGTGATTCTATCATCTTCCACTATTGGTCTCCTGAGTGATGACTTGACTACTTGATGCACTTTCAATAAGCCAGATTTGTACACTACACAATGCTCATCACACTAATGTCTTATAGTTAATATTTAATAAAAAAATCATAGTAGGCCAGAATGGCTTCTCAACCAGAGATCATTCTGCCTGAAGTTCATCTCGATTCACCGATCGTCAAGCACAAACTTCTTTATCTTCTTCGGCTAGGCGCCTTCCCAACACTCCAAGCCTTTGAAAATGATGGTCCCCTAGCTGGGCAAAATTGGGCAAGAATCAGAAATGAAGAGTCAAATCTATATTCACGGCTCAAAACTCAGAAATTTGAATTAGAGCGAAGATTGGGCATTGTAAGTACACAAATTAATCAGCGGAGACACTGCGTACTCTTGTGGCCGAGAATTATACCAAAGCTGTCGCACATAAAAATTAGTGAGTATCTTGAGAAGACCAAAGAATGGAAACATTTGATAGAGGCCTCGATCCAAAATGCCAGTAATCAGCTGATCACTTGCACGCAACAGATCAGCTCTAAATTAACAGGTAGAAAGGACCTGTTTGTCAGATCAAGAGTTAATGATTCCGGAACACTTGATCAATATCCCAGTCCTATTCAGCTTGCACAGGCATGGCATGCAAATATTTGGCACAGGCAGGTTGAGGCCTGGCTTCTCATAAAGCATAGAATGAGACAACTGATATCTGAGCTCAGACAAATGCCGGCAATGTGTGAAATAACAATCCTTGACACGAGATCTTGTATTATCCTGATCGGTCCTGAATTAGTGGTGCTCTACCTTAGAGAGGAACGAGTCATAAGCTACTTCACTTTTGAGATGGTTTTAATGGTCTCGGATGTTATGGAGGGGAGACTGAATGTTACAGCTCTTGCATCCATCAGTCATTATCTCAGTCCGCTCTTGCCCCGCATCTCTAAGCTTTTAGACCTTGTTGATCAGCTAGCTTTGATCATTGGAGACTATGTATTTGATGTCATTGTTTCTCTTGAGAGCTTTTGCTATGCGCAACTCCAATTGTTGGATCCTGTAGATGAGCTAAAAGGAGACTTCTATGCTTTTATGTGCAATGAGATTCTAGAGACTTTAGAAAGTACTAATGCTTTCTCTCAAGATGAATCCATGCTGCTTACTATGCAACTGACGAGTTGTTACTCAAAATTAACTCCTGATCTCACAGCTGAGCTACTATGCATTATGCGGTTATGGGGGCACCCAAGTCTCACGGCAACTCAGGCTGCAGACAAAGTCCGTGAGTCGATGTGTGCTGCTAAAGTTATTAAATTAGAGACTGTTCTAAAGACTAGGGCCTTCTTCCATACTATCTTAATCAATGGGTACAGGCGCCGCCACAACGGGATTTGGCCTCCACATAAGCTCCCAGAATCTGCCCCTTTAAGCCTAATCGAATTGGCTCACGACAACAATGAAATCACCTACCAATATGCCCTCAAGAATTGGAAGGCAATCACTTATATCCAGTTTTACAAGTGCTTTGATTCTGACCCTGGGGAGGATTTGAGCATTTTTATGAAAGATAAAGCAATCAGCTGTCCTAAAGATGATTGGATGAGTGTTTTTCGGAGAAGTTTGATTAAGGAGAGGTTTGTAGCTGCAAGAAAAGAGCTTCCAAATCAAGTAAATCGACGCTTGCTGCTGAATTTCTTGGATGATCCTAATTTCAATCCAGAGGAAGAATTAAAGTATGTAACCACAGGAGAGTACCTAACTGATGATCAATTTTGCGCGTCTTATTCACTAAAAGAGAAGGAAATTAAAACCACAGGGAGAATATTTGCAAAATTGACTAGAAGGATGAGATCATGCCAGGTAATTGCTGAGTCCATGCTTGCTAATCATGCTGGGAAGCTCATGAAAGAGAATGGAGTTGTCCACGATCAGCTTAAACTTACAAAGTCTCTACTTACAATGAATCAAATTGGGATTATCTCTCATTCCCAGAGGAGATTCACCAAAGATAATCAAACAGTGCTTAGCCCCTTCAAATCCAAATCAAAACATCCTAATGATGCTGATCCTATGTCTACTACAACAAACTCTCATGAAATCGCTGCATGCTTCCTCACTACTGACCTCAAGAAATATTGCCTACAATGGAGATACCAGACCATCATCCCTTTTGCACAGACTCTTAATGCAATGTATGGTTACCCCCATCTATTCGAATGGATCCATCTAAGGTTGATGCGAAGCACTTTGTATGTAGGTGACCCTTTCAATCCCCCAGACAGTGATAATCCATTAGACTTAGATGAAGTGCTGAACGGGGACATCTTCATAGTGTCCCCCAGGGGGGGAATTGAAGGGCTCTGTCAAAAATTGTGGACTATGATATCCATCTCAACTATCATCTTGTCTGCAACTGAGGCCAACACTCGAGTGATGAGCATGGTCCAAGGGGACAATCAAGTCATCGCAGTTACAACAAAAGTGCCACGATCAATCCCGCACAAAGAGAAAAAGGCAATTGCACTTCGGGCTTGTCAAGGTTTCTTCGAACGCCTCCGTGAGAACAACTATGGCATAGGGCATCATCTAAAGGCACAAGAAACCATCCTCAGCTCTGATTTCTTCATATATAGCAAACGGGTATTCTTTAGAGGCCGTATCTTGACACAGGCCTTAAAGAATGCCAGTAAGCTGTGTTTAACGGCAGACATCTTGGGGGATTGCACTCAATCATCATGCTCTAATCTTGCAACAACTGTGATGCGGTTAGCAGAGAATGGGATTGAGAAGGACTTGTGTATCTACCTGAATTACTACCTCACGGTAAGACAACTAACTTTTGATTTAACTTTCCCTCAATATGCTAATCCAAATACTAGCGTTAACACTTTGTACACAAATCACCCCACCTGGATCTCACGTCTAGCTTTGCTGCCTTCCCAGCTAGGCGGGCTCAATTACCTATCATGTAGCAGGTTGTTCAATCGCAATATTGGTGACCCTCTAGTCTCCGCTATAGCTGACTTGAAGCGTTTGATCATATCACAATGTATTGAACCTTGGATACTCGGGAACCTACTCGGCCGCCGACCGGGGAAAGGGACTTGGAGTACCATTGCTGCTGACCCTTATGCACTCAACATTGATTACCTCTACCCCCCAACCACCTTTCTTAAACGACACACTCAGAGTGTACTCATGGAAGGGAGTCAAAACCCATTATTGGCTGGAATTTTCTCTGAAAATGCCCAATCCGAGGAGAACGAACTGGCTCAATTCTTGCTAGATCGAGAGATAGTGATGCCAAGGGTGGCACATGTAGTCATAGCACAGACAAGCTGCGGGAGGAGAAAGCAGATTCAAGGATATCTTGACTCCACCAGGACGATTATTCGACATGCTCTGAAAATCCAGCCTCTGTCAACTAAGCGTGTCATTACAATAGTTGAATATAACTCACTCTATCTGGCTTATGTACTTGAAATCATTGAAACTCCAAGAGAAGTCCCCCCTTATCTCTTATCACTGTCTGTGCAAGACTGCAGCATTGATATAGCTAGAACTTTGCGAAAGTTGTCTTGGGCTTCCCTTCTTGGAGGGAGACCTATTGAGGGTCTCGAAACACCAGACCCAATTGAATTGCTAGATGGCCACCTTCTTCTTGGCGATTCTGTTTGCTATAGTTGTGAAGCTGGGGATGAGAAGTACTCCTGGTTCTACTTACCTTCGGGAGTATATCTGGATAGGGATCCTGCTGAGAATCCCCCAATTAGAGTTCCATACATTGGTTCCAGAACTGATGAGAGAAGGGTAGCATCAATGACTTACATCAAGGGGGCTTCATCTCCACTGAAAGCAGCTCTAAGGCTTGCAGGGGTATATATCTGGGCTTTTGGAGAGTCAGACGACAGTTGGGCCGAGGCATATCAATTGGCATCATCACGAGTTGATATCTCTCTTGACGATTTACAAACTCTCACTCCACTTCCCACATCTGCCAACATAACACACAGGCTAGATGATGGCACAACTCAGCTAAAATTTACTCCTGCTAGTTCTTATGCATTTTCTAGCTTCGTCCATATTTCTAATGATTCACAACAATTAGAGATAGATGAACGAGTCACTGACTCAAATCTAATATACCAACAGGTCATGATTACTGGCTTGGGAATCATCGAGGCATGGAATAATCCACCGATCAATTGTAATCTGACTGAACTCACTCTTCACCTGCATACTGGGTCCTCTTGCTGCATCCGGCCTGTAGATAGTTGCTTCCTGAATCCACCCTGGGTAGCAGTGCCCGAACTTAATGTCCCTGTAGAGAACTCATTTGTCTTCGATTCTCACCCCATTGATATCCATGAGTCGCTTAGACTATCAGACTTAAAATACGCTTCAAAGATCAATAGTATTGATTATATGCCTCTGAACCTTCAAATCCCTTTGCTGGCACATTTAACAGGGCGTGCTATGGTGAATTCTATTATAGGATTAGATGAATCAACATCTATTATGAATGATGCGATCATAGAATCAGATTACACATCTAATTGGATCAGTGAGTGTCTCCACACGTACATTGATCAGGTGTTTGTGTTTGCCGCTTGGAACCTCCTACTAGAGCTCTCCTACCAAATGTATTATTTGAGGGTACGGGGCTGGGACAATATATTAGATTATGTATACGTCACGCTCCGACGTATCCCTGGAATGGCATTATCAGGGATGTGTGCAACAATTAGTCATCCACGCATACTAAGGCGCCTAATTGATATGCAGATCGTGGTTCCTGGCAACTCACCCTATCTCGCAACCCTCGACTTTACCAAGCTTTGCGTTGACGCACTAATTTGGGGCTGTAAACAGGCCTTAACCAACATAAAGGAAGGATTTGATCTGGAGATTGTGGTTCCATCGGAGATAAGCTTTATACTCAGTGATCGGATCCTGAACTTGGTGGCAAGGAAGCTATCACTGCTCGCCGTCACACTATCTGAATCTACCATGCCTCCTAGAGTGAAAGGAATGTCCCCTGAGGACAAGTGTGCAGCTATCACGAAGTACCTTCATGAGTTCGCACTGCCGCTATTAGTGGAGGATGATCGCCGATTGAGGTTGGAGAAGATCATTGACGAGCCGCAAATTACCGCTTACCCTAATAATCTGTACTATCTAGCCAGAAAGATTCTCAATAACATACGGTCTTCTGATGAGGGCCAATTCCTTTTGGAGATGTATTATGAACCTTTCTCATCGCAATTAGAGATCCCCCGCAGCGCAACACCTGAAACAGATAATCCTGACTTAAGGAGTACCTTAACAGTCAATGATTTCTACATTAGTATTGTTGACTCAGCAACGCAGTTAGAGAAGCACGATGCTATTGACTGGATTGATGACCCATCATCTGGGAAGAGCAAGTTCTCTAGGCCCCCAAGCCATCATGTACTGCGTCCTCTCGGACTATCTTCTACATCCTGGTATAAGAGTATTAGTATTGTAGAGTATCTGTCTAGACTGTCCCTTAGCCTAGGTTCACATCTGTACCTTGCGGAGGGGAGTGGTGCCTCAATGGCATATATAGAATACTACATTCCCGCGCCCACAATTTTCTATAATAGCTTCTTCAGCAGCTCTGACAATCCCCCTCAAAGAAACTTTGAGCCCCTCCCAACCCAATTTGTAGAAAGTGTAGTTTACAAGCAAATTCTGGCTGAAGTGATTACGCCGCTCGGGTTTCCGCAAGAGTTCAGAGTGCTGTGGGATGGGCATACAGACCACACCGACTTAACGAAATCAGCTTGTGCACAATTTATCATAAGCAAAGTAGGGCCTGAGACTTGCTCCCTCGTTCATGCAGACTGGGAAGACAACAATCAAGCAGAAACCACTCGATTATCAAATGCTTTAATTCACATTACTCTGATCTCTAGTATTGTCTTAAAACCAGGGGGTTACTTAGTACTCAAAACCAGGTGGCTCCCCTTTCAACCATTCTCTCACTTGGTTGCTCTCTTATGGTCATATTTCTCTGACATAGTGGCTCTTAGAAGTGCTTACTCTGACCCCAACTCCACTGAAGTGATTTTATGCTGTAAGCTGGGAGTAGACTGCAAATCTGTTTCATTTAACCATGCGCTGAGTGCAAGCGGCAGCTTGACATCACAGAAATTTACCATAATCCCGCCTGAGTGTGTCAAGGAGTTTTTTTCACAGCTGTATACACAAAGCTCAAGAGTGCAAGATGCAATCGATCGTGCGATTGTGCAATGTACGTTGGCTCATACCCACTCAGACACAATGCACTTAATCAATGTCGGGGGTGTTCCTCCCAATAGTAAATGGAATGATTCATCAGTCTACCAGTCCTTCTCTGACCTGATTATGTCCATAATTAAGATAATCACAATTCACCTTAAAGAAATTATAGAGATTCTGAAAACAGACAGTAGTGATCATGAGAGCTTGCTTCTAACCGCATATAATGTGGGAATTCTAGGGAGAATTAACACAGTAATACAGCTCATGACTGAGCGGATACTTGTGAAGGTAGTATCATCCTGGGGGTTGTTTTCTGACCACACTCGGAGCCAATTGAGGAGAGACTTAGAGATGGGGTGTTTTTCTGTGTCTACAATCCTATCATCGGAAGAATTTCTTAGGAAGACAGACAACCGCAAGTACCTCAGCAAAGAACTCACAACTTCTCTAATCCATGATGTTATCAACAATAGAGCCAGTATCCAATTTTCACGATCACAACAAAAGCAGATTTGGAAGGCTATAGGGTGTTCTGCATTGGTCGATCAACCCCAGGAATTCATAGATCAGAATGCAGTTGACCGATATAGTGAGGACGAAGAGAGGGACATCCATGGAGATGAGATCTAGCATTTGCACTGACAAATTAAGTATGTTTTAAGAAAAAACCCAAAAATTATCATGCTACCATCCCATCTCAAAACAAGAAGAGCTGCCCTGCGCAAGGCAACCGGAACCGGAGTCGGACAAGCAACTCTGAATTGTTTTTTAAGAAATAAGAAAACCCTAATTAAAATTTAAGTACCATTATTTATTTTCCCCTTGGT